TATTTACACCAATCCTAGAGGTTTCGGTATCCACAAATAGGTTGGCTGAACCCACCTCCAGGTTCGAGGACGCATAGACGTTCCCCTCAACGTGGAGGGTTGCCACGGGGGACCCAGTATTTACACCAATCCTAGAGGTTTCGGTATCCACAAATAGGTTGGCTGAACCAACCTCCAGGTTCGAGGACGCATAGACGTTCCCCTCAACGTGGAGGGTTGCCGCGGGGGACCTAGTATTTACACCAATCCTAGAGGTTTCGGTATCCACAAATAGGTTGGCTGAACCCACCTCCAGGTTCGAGGACGCATAGACGTTCCCATCAACGTGGAGTTTCGCGTTACCATTGTTAGTACCAATACTTACATCTCCAGCCGTAAAATATATATTAGACTCACCGGCTAGATTAGACCAAGGTGAAGAACCAATTATAGCAGTAAATAAAACACCATTCTGATACAAATCACCTGTAAAATCAATATCTCCGGAAACTTGTAAATTTGCACTATTTTCGGAGTTATCAACAGTGTCTTTGCTTACACCCACTTTACCCTCCCTACTAACATTTTCATTTTCATCCTTCACCCAATCTCCCGTAAATCTAGCACCATCGGTAAAAAATGTACCGTTAATTAAATTTACATTTCCTGATATGACTAAACCATCCTCTGTAGAAATCTGATCGGCACGAATGTGCTTGACTCCCATTTATAATATATTAGGTAAAAAAAACGACTACTAGACTCTGACTTTATTCATCATAGTCCAAAACACCATACAAATCTTCCAATGTTTCGAGGGTCTCTTGTACATCTCTGAGTGATGATTTAGTAGAACGCAGGTTCCATCTCGCAAGGCGCTTAAGCTTAGCATGACCTCGTCTGTACTTGGCAACTTGTTCTCGAAGATGGTGAAGTTCAACCTGGTCAATTTCACTGTCAGGTTTATTAATTACGTACCTATGTTTCCTAGGGTTTACGCGCTTCTTCATAGGATCTTTGTCGATAGTATTATAGATACGCAATGGGGAAACCAACATGTATTTATAATGGGTTTTAGAACTTTATATATATTTACGTGGATGCGGTTTTCTTAACAACAACCTTTTTGGTGGTGGGCTTGGCGGCAGGTTTGGTGGCAGGTTTGGCGACAGGTTTGGCAGCAGGCTTGGCAACACCTTCAGATTCACCCTGGGGACCCTGGGGACCCTGGGGACCCCGAGGTCCTGGAGGACCCGGGGGGCCCTGGGGTCCTACACCACCGCCACCACCGGTACCACCACAGTTGTCGATCAGCTTGAGAAGTATAGAATATAAACGAGTCTTATCAAGACGGGAACGCTTAAGTTCGCTTTCGATTTCAGTTCGTAAAGAGTCCATGTTACTATATATATAAAAGAGAGAATATCTTTATGTTAAATGATCATCATAGGTCCAAGTCTAATAAGTGGTATTGGGCAGCAAGCACGGAAATATATGAAATTATTTCTTCCAAACAGTTATTATTATGTTTTTGGAAATACTCTTCCTGAGTCTGAACACGGAATGATTTACATGTTACCCGTAAAAGATCATATGGAATATCTTAAGTATGCGAGAACTCGTGTTAAAAATTTAGCATGTATGACCATATGTGAGACTGAGACAGTCCATGAAGATTATGGGTTGATCATGAACGAGTTTAAAAGGGTAGCAGTACCGAGTGAGTTTTGTAAGAGAGTATTTTCAAAGCAGTTCCCAAATAATGAATTTTATGTAATACATGCTCATGTCCCCGTACCAAGGGAAAAACCTTACACATTTTATCACATTGGCAATATAGCTGATCCAAGGAAACGTTTTAAAGACATTTTACAGGCGTTTGTTCGTCTTAATGAACCTAATACAAGGCTTATTGTAAAGGCAACAGGTAAGCAACCTATACAAATTCAATTTCCGAGGGTTGAAGTTATAAATGATCTTCTTGATGATGATGCGATGGATGATTTACATAATCGTTGTGATTGCTATGTCAATTTTTCACATTCTGAGGGTATAGGCATGGGAGCTGTAGAGGCAGCCTTGAGAAGCAAACCCGTCATTATAACGAATTATGGTGGAGCACCAGAGTACGTAAAAACGCCTTATACTATTGACTGTGAACTTCAGGAATTGGAGAAGGATGATTTTTTGTTTAAGAAGGGTATGATGTGGGGAAACCCTAATTTTAATCAACTCCTGGAGTTCATGAGACATGCATACGATAACAGAGTTCGGTACATGGAGCATAGTCACACTAAACAACTTGTAGGTCGAGAGAACGTTTTAGAAGAATTCATCTTGAATGTAGTTGGACGCGAGGACGACAATTCCGGTCAGAAGAGTACCACTCATGAGTGAATCCCTTTGAGCAATCATGGTCATAACGAGATCATCAATGATTTGAATACCGGTAGGCTTAGTTATGATACGAGGGATGAGGACACAAATTGTTAAATAAATAGACATCGCTATTATTACAGGCCTGAGAGATTCTTGATCTAACATTATCTTTCTATTAATTGGGGATTTTAATTTTCACACCAATTTCACCGTTCTTCACACTGTGCTTTTTACAGTAGCTACCAATCACCGCCTTGAAAGAGCATGGCTTTCCAGACATCGTTGTTGCACAACACGTTTTTTTGGCATTCCGAATCTCCACCACAACTTCCGGTGTCTTGTCGAGGACAATGATTTTCCGCTCTTCCTTCTTCTCCGCGTGTCTTTTGTAAGACATTTTACACTTCCATGTGGCATCTGCCAACTGAAAACATTTATCATTTGGCTCGCTGATACGGTACATTTTGACCGCATCCGCGAGGCAACGCTTCCAAAGTTCGTCACGGACAACTTCCATTTTTGATCTTGAAATTTTAAGATCACCAAGTTACTTAGGCTTCTCCTCCTATTTCAGCCAAATATATATCAACTTCACCGGCAAAATCTGGGAACTTTTCGATCGTCTTTTTTGTAATCATGTCTTGGACATTTGTAACGTGCTCTTTGAACTTCTTCAGATCTATACCAGTCGCGTTGTGAATTTGTGAATCTGTGGCTATATCATTGAGTGCGTACAAATAAGCTGCTGCATAGTTGGCGTGAAGAATTGCAATGACAGGTGATTTGTCCTGTTGTGCAGCAGTTGCATACCGAGCTGACTGCCTAACCAATTTTTCTACAGCTTTGTTCATACCACGTGTTTTATTCTGCATCATCAAGAATAACACAAAAATTGCGGCTATGAGATATAGATACATCTCTTAAGGTATCTAAAGAAAAATTATTACAATAAGTTATGACAGTAGACAAAGATCTATCTATAGTAATGTCGACAGTTGATGACACGAGAGAACATATGCCAGAGGGTAAATATCTCGAGACATGTGATGCTTTACGACGAATACATAAAAAATTACGAAGACCTTCTATACCACATCCAACTGAAATACGAATACCAATAACCAAGAAGATACTACTTATATTATCTGTTTTGAAACTTCTTGAATCTGTTAAAAAGAAATTCAGTACCCAAGTTAGAGTTTAAACTTGCTCATTAGTAAAATGCAGTTTTATCCCGATGAAGAAGAAAACCCCGATTATTGGTGGGACGTTGAATTGGATGATGTGCGCCACGGAGTTTATAGTATAGAAAAAGACGAGGATGATCCATATAATCAATATAGAGAGTGGGAAGGTAAAATTTCGAGAGAAAACAAAGTTGCATCTTTCAGGTTTGTTCATCATTACATGATTGATGGTGACGCGGAACTGGAAGGAGACTTTCCAGAAGATCTATATGATACTCTCTTTGAATTTCTTGTTAAGGAACTTATCGAAGATTACGACAGTGCATGTGAAACCTAAGTTAAAAGTTAGACTTGTAATAAAATCAAGAAAACATGGAGAAAGTTGAGAAACTGACCCATGTTGAACATGTCCTAAAGAGACCTGATTCATATATCGGTTCAGTGGACAAAACGAATGAATCCTATTGGCTGTTGAATAACACGAACAAGAACTTTCAGAAGAAAAACATCTCTTATTCACCAGCCTTACTCAAGATCTTTGATGAAATTCTCGTCAATGCTATCGATCGTAATTCTATGCATCCCAAAAACGTTACCCAAATTGCAGTCTCTGTGGACAAAGAAACTGGTGCGATAACGATAGAGAATAATGGACCTCTCGGAGGCATCAGCGTTCGGATGAACGAAAAGGAAGGAGTTTGGAATCCCGAACTCACATTTGGTCATCTTCTCACGAGTACAAACTATGATGATAACCAAAAGAGGATCGTTGGAGGTAAAAACGGTTACGGAGCCAAGCTTACGAATATATACAGTTCTCAATTCTCTATTATCATCAAAGATGGTGAAGAGAAGAAAACCTATACTCAAAAATGGTCCGATAACATGACGATTTGTCATCCACCTAAACTGACGAAATATAGTGCAACAACATCTTCGGTATCTATTACATTCACCCCAGATTGGAAACGTTTTGGGATGAAGAGTATGGACATTGATATTTACAAAATATTCGAGAAGCGTATTTGGGATGCAAACATTTGCACAACTCCCAGCTGTAAAGTCAAGTTCCAAAGTGAAGCCCTACCTAAACAAAGCTTTGAAGCCTATGCCAAGATGCATGAAGGTGTCACAGATATATGCTCAGTTACTAATGATCGCTGGTCTGTATGTATTGGTCCATCTGAAAATGGGCTTGAGCAGGTATCCTTTGTGAATGGTATCTGCACTAATAAAGGTGGTACCCATGTAGATCACGTGGCATCCCTAGTTGGATCGGGTATTATTGATGAGATGGCAAAGAAGATTAAATTGAAGCCTCAACAAGTCAAAAATACATTCAAAATCTTCGTGAGGGCAACTCTCGAAAATCCAACTTTCTCCAGTCAGGTCAAATCTGAATGTACCTCAAAGGTCCAAGACTTTGGAAGTAAGTTCGATCCACCCAAAAACTTTGTTAAAAACGTCCTAAAAACGGGTATTTCCGATGAGCTTACAGCTCTCTCAAAGTTCAAAGAGATGAAGGAGCTTGCCAAGACTGATGGTGGAGCACGAAAGTCTAAGATTACTGGCATCCCTAAATTGGATGATGCAAACAAAGCTGGAACAGCGCAATCCAAAAAGTGCACCCTTATTGTCACAGAGGGTGATTCAGCTAAGACACTCGCTGTCGCTGGTCTCTCCGTGGTTGGTCGTGATCTCTATGGCGTTTTCCCGCTTCGAGGGAAATGTAAAAATGTCAGAGATGCTTCTGTGGCACAGCTTACAGGGAACCAGGAGTTCAACGATCTCAAGAAGATCTTGGGTCTCCAACAGGGAAAGGAATATAAGGATGTATCCGAGCTTCGCTACGGTCGTCTCATGATCATGACAGACGCAGATAACGACGGTTCGCATATTAAGGGTCTAATTCTCAATATGATTGACTACTTTTGGCCCAGTCTCCTCAAGTTGGGATTCGTCGTATCGATGGTCACCCCGATTATCAAGGCTTCTAGGGGTAATCAAATCAAGTCATTCTATACAGATTCTAAATTTAGGACCTGGTATGGAAATGGACAGCCCGGTTGGCGTATCAAGTATTACAAGGGTTTGGGTACCTCAACTTCGAAGGAGGCGCGTGAGTATTTCAAACAAATAGAAGATCTCACAATCAAGTTTGATACGGATGTGATGTCTGATAAATCTATTACTTTGGCTTTTGACAAGAAAAAAGCTGATGATCGAAAGATCTGGCTTCTTGAAAGCACAGCAAAAGACCCCAAAGAGCTAGAGGTTCCTTACGGTAATGTGAAGCAGTTGAACATCACCGACTTTATTCACAAGGACCTGGTAAATTTCTCATTGGCAGACCTCAAGCGTTCTATCGCACACGTTTGTGACGGTCTGAAACCTTCCCAACGAAAGGTTATGTATTCATGTTTTCAAAAGAATTTGACTGCTGAGATGAAGGTGGCACAACTCGCTGCCTTTGTAGCTGAGAAGAGTGCCTATCACCACGGTGAAGTATCTCTCGCTGATACAATTGTGAAATTGGCGAATGATTACATGGGCTCTAACAATATCAATCTCCTAGAGCCATGTGGTCAATTTGGAACACGACTTATGGGTGGTAAGGATGCTTCTCAGACGAGGTATATCTTCACACGATTGACATCCGAGGCTCGTAAGCTTTTCGATCCCAAGGATGATGCGATTCTTAATTATTTGGATGATGATGGACGGTCTATTGAACCAGACTTTTACATGCCTACTCTACCCATGATTTTGGTTAATGGAAGTGAGGGTATTGGTACTGGTTTCAGTTGCTACGTGCCTCCATTCAATCCCAAGGATATTCGTGATAATATTACAAATGTATTAAATGGTAAAAGTATTCAAAAAATGAAACCTTGGTTCAGGGGTTTCAAGGGAAAGATTTTTGAACAAGACGATGATTCATGGGTGACCCAAGGTGTATGGACCACCATTGGGAGGACGGTTAAGGTGACTGAACTCCCCCCGGGACGCTGGACCCAAGATTATAAGGAACACCTCGATACCCTCGTCGAAAAGAAAATCATCAGTGGTTTCACAAATAACAGTACAACTGAGAATGTGGATTTCTTGATCCAAGACTACAATGGCAAAGATGCTGTTAAGGATCTTAAACTTCAAAAGACTTTCCGAACCTCGAATATGCACCTCTTTCATCCAACAAAGGGTATTCATAAATACCAAAGTCCAGAACTCATTCTAAAAGATTTTATTGAGCTTCGCTACGAGTATTACAAGAAGCGAAAAGAACATCTCATCAAAGTTCTGGAGGCAAAGGCACAGATGTGTGATTACAAGTCTCGATTTGTGTCCATGGTCATCAACGGTGATATCATTGTATTTCGCCGTAAAAAGCAAGAACTCGAAAATCAACTCTCGGGACTCTTCCCACAAATTAGTGGAACATATGACTACCTTTTGAATATTAGAACCGTTCAGTACACGGATGAGAGTGTTCGCGAACTTCTTCAAGAATCTAAGCGAGCAAAGGACGAACTGGTGGTCATGAGGAATACGAGTCACACGTCTATGTGGGAGAATGATATTAAAAATATATAAGTAGTAAGTAGTAGATATGGGTGAAGCTTCTCAAATTTCACTAAAAGCTATTGGAAAGCAAGATACACACCTTCTTTCCAAAGACCCAGAAGATTCATTTTTTAATTATAAAACTAAGAGACATTCAGATTTTAGAAAATATCATCGTTCCCGAAGTGTTTCAAATGATAGAGATATTCCTGGTTGGCCATTTGGTCAAACCCTGAAAGTCCAATTCAACCCTAACAATATGGGTGATCTTTTGAGTAATATGTGGTTAAATGTGAAAATGCCGGGATTATCAGATGAATCTATATATGGAAGTACATCTAAAAAATACATTGAGACAAACTTTACATATCCACCACCCACTACAAGTGATTCTTCCTTCGTTTATACTGCTCCACTATCCTCTGAAACAAGTCGTTGGGTGGTGCCCGTTTATAACTATAGTGGGTATGCTGCAAGTATGCAACTATCAGGGGATGGAGAACGAATGGTTGTCGGGAAACCAGAAGATTCTACACTATTTGTGTACAAGTATGTGAATACTGAATGGTTTATAGAAGATACAATCGAAGGGTTAGTGGAAGATTCTTCCAATCCCGGAACATATGAAGGCAAATTCATTGGTAGATACGTATCTATAGATGAAACTGGTGAAACAATTGTAACGTCTACATGGTATACACTGCCCCCATCTGACTTAATTAGGTTTCGTATTATTTCATACAAACGTTCGGGTAGTACTTGGACTCAAGCCGATGAGTATTTCCTTTCTACTAACTATGCTACATGGGACAGTGAAGCTGGCGACTTTATTTATAACGGTTCACTTGGCGTACCAACTAAGGTCAAACTATCTTCGGATGGAACAAAATTGGTAGTTGCGTTTAATGGAACTTTGTCAGGGACAAGTGATTCCAGTTTCCCGGTCACACCCCCAACTGAGAGGATACAACTTTTTACATTAGACTCAAATGGTAACTTCAGCCCTGATTATAAATTTCCCACGGGTTACATACAACCGTATGATCTTGACATCAGTGATGATGGTAACACGGTAGTATATACCATCCCCGGATATCTTGATTTGGGTGACAATCTCATCCCCGGTGAGGTTCGAACTTATAAATATGATGGTGCCAACTGGAATTATTCTTTTATATCGACGGGTAATAATAATAATGCAGCTATCAATTCCGATGGAACTAAAATGGTTATATCTAGTGGATCCAGCGCCTACTTTTACGAATACATTAGCATTAGTAGTTCGTGGACATTAACTCATACATTTTCCCTATCATCACCCTCGGCACTGGCTGTGGATATAAATGATGTAGGGGATACAGTTATAATTGGTGGTATAACAACACACATATTAAAATATGTTGATAGTTCGTGGACTATATTAAAGGAACTACAACCCAACGATTCTTATAATGGATATCACGGGTATGGAAATTTGGTGAGTGTGGATAGTTCGGGTGAATGGCACACAGTCGCAGAACATCCATTTTATGCTTATACTCCAGACGGGATAGGTGGTTTGGATCTATCTTATACTAGTACATATGAAGGAATAGAAGTTGCAAGAGTACAAACTAAGTCTAATTACGCAGAACAGTTGGGTCGCCATATCATCAAAAGTGCTACTATGTTTGTTGATGAAATCGAGATTGAAAAGATACACGATGATTGGGGAATGATTTACGATGAGTTATATTTAGAAATGTCTGAAAAAATTTCAAATCGGTTCTTGGTAAATAGAGGATTAGGTTACGATGACACATCACTGTATGAAAATTATGCAAGTTACGAGACGGAACTTATGATTCCACTTCATTTTTTCTTTTCTAGAAAGTTTTCCAGTGATGAATATTCATCAAATCAACCCAATCGTCCATATTTTCCAGTGTGTGCGGCACATAAACAAAAAATAACATTTGAATTTGAGTTTCACAAACAGTCATTTTTTACAAATAACAATGGAATACTTTCATTACCCGAATTTAAACTTATTACCGAAGAAATGACAGTATCTAAGGAGGAACAAAAATATTTAATGAGCGAACCCCAAACTTTAATAACAGATTTAGTTAGAAAGCATCCATCAGCTGAAGGTACATCGTATATAAGAACAAATTTAGTACCTAACATACCAGTAAAATGCTTTCATTGGTTCCTAAGAAATGTAGAATTTGAAAATGAGGATACAGTTAATGGAGATCTAACGAGTAATAAAACCCTGTATTTCCAGAATCGTTTCAATTTTTCGACTTTGCCCTACTTTGACGAGATTGATACATTTTATAATTCAGTCGTGAAAAAGGCCGACTTGTTTATAAATGGAGAAAAATTACCAAATGTAACAGAGACAAATCACACATACTTTAAATATCTTGTACCATTTAGAAATCGATTGGCTAGACCTTATAAAAATATTTACACATATAGTTTCTCGATGAATCCGATTAATGTGGAACCATCGGGGAACTTGGATTTTAGTCAAATACAATCTGATAAGACAAATATAGATGTCTATCTAAATGACCCAACTAAACCCTACTCACTGCATATGTACTATACAGGGTATCAAACGTTTAAATTTGATAGAGGATTTATGACAGTTGCTTATTAAATAATGATGATCTATGATCACTGATATAGTCAATAATATTGTTCTTAATACACCATTTGATGAAATTCAACTGCGCCAAAGTCGTATGGATTTCATGAGATGTACCCGGAACTATATAGGCAAATTTTTGTGACCTACAAAAAGGATCAAATAATTTTTTACTGTATCCATCTAGACTGGATTTGTATGCACAATGCACAGTGAAAAGCTTACCATCCCTAGTTTTGTATGATGTGTTATTCTTTTTTGCATAGTTGGTAATAAACCACTCCAAATTACGAAGCGATATACCACTCGATTTATCTAAAATGTTTAATAATTTAGTTCGGTTATCTTCTGTTGTGTAGAAATTGTTTATTGATGTTAGTAGAATACCGCTTTTACTCATTACCAATCATACTACCCAAATCTATAAGCCCGTTTGACATTTCACAACCCGGACAACCTCTCACGTACATTTTATCAGGTCCATGATTGTGACTATTTGTTCGTTTGATATGTGAAGGGTGTAATCGATTTACTTGATCATGATGATGTTTGCAATATCCATTATGAACACCCTTGAACGTACATCGTTTCCCATCTGTCTTGGTTCCCCTACAGATTGTTCCAGAAACTGTATCTGGTATGTCCTTCAGTAGGAGATCGAGTGATATCCCATGTTTTTTAGATATAACTGTTACATATTCATTCATCATGGTCACGAGGCGTTGATTGAGTTCTTCATCAACTATATCCATAATTTTGTCGTATAGACTCATGTCTTATTATTACCTTGCTCGTATTTTTTAAATACGTCTTCAATCGATTCACCCCGAGAAGCTTCTTTAATCCTCTCTCTGAGTTCTGCAACTTTACCAGATTCGTCGAGACCTAATTTTTTACACTCCTCTATAAGTTGATCCTTCTTCATACCACTAAGAGCAGGACCAGTCTTTTTCTTTTTTGGTTTATGCTGTTCTATAATCTCACCAAAAATTTCTTGTTTAGGGTTTTCGAATAAGGGATCCAATAAATCACATACTGGATTTAAGAACTTATTTTCGAAATAATACAAGTAATCTATCGGTATGTTATTCTCCTCCACCCACTTTGGATCCTCTGATTTTTCAAATGCCTTTGCTTTAGGATCGTCTGTTTTAGTGAGGATATATGGTACACGATCACCGGATTGAGGTTCTGAACCAGGTTTTCGCTCCCGCATTTTTACCACCACTTGTACATGAGATTGATTGATATTTACACTTTCAGGGCTTGTTATAGATACAGACTCACCCTTTACTTTGTACGTGTCCGATAACGACTGACTCAAAATTAACTTATCATTCGATACGTCACCGGAGAGGAGTTCAATGGCTCGTTCCTTCGCCAATTCCATAGGAGGACCTGTATCTGGGGCGTTAAGAACAACATCGAGGAGTTCCTTACACACTTCCCTCACATGGGGTGTATTGTCACGGCGAACAACTTGGAGACCCTTAATATCTATATAATCCATATGCATTTGATCATCCTTCCCCTTTGTCCATAGTTTAGCCGCATAACGCTTTTTAGAGTACAGGAAGTAGGGCCAATAAACCTTCTCAAGTTCCAAATTGTTGGGCTTCTTGAACAGAGTGCTACATTCTTCTGCGGCGCGTTCCCCAAGTTCCCAACTATATTCTATGGCTTCTATACCCGTACGACCACCAACATCAAACTCAACCATGACTGAATCAGTGTCACCGTATCTAACCTTGGCACCAGGAAAATTAGACTCTACATAGTTCTTAGTCTCTTCAATCATACCTCGACCCCTACATGTTGTTGTAGAAGCAATGGGCACACATGGGAGAATACCCTTACCCGCCCCCGTAAAACCATATACAGAATTCATCGAGATCTTATAGGCTAATTGCTTACCATTATAAACCTCTTTCATCGAACCCGTGGCTGCCGCCATATCACGTTTGGCCTTTTTACGAAATTGTTTAAGCTCCAAAAGAATAGCCGGTAGAAGACTTGGAACTCCCTGTGCAAATTTGTACACCTTTTCACCAATCTTGAATGTTTCATATGTAATACCCGGTACGTTACCGTATCGCCTTTCATCCATTACGAAAGTGGAGTAGCAGAGATTGTGTGCCATCATGATACTAGGATACAGTGCTTCGAAGTCTAGAGCAGTAATAGGTGTATAGTATGCACCCTTTTGTGCATCTAGGACGGTTGCGCCTTCATAGTTTTCTTCTGGGAGTGCTCCATATTTGATTGTTGGTACCATATACCCAAGCTCGCGGGCTTTCTTAGTGAGCTGACTGAATACTTTTATTTGTTGTCCTCTCTCCACGAGAAAACAGAGGGGTACCCATGTAGCCTTGGCCATCTCGAGTAAATTTAACAATGTGCATAGCTTCTTCAGTAGTCTGTGAGGTAGAAGAGTATCCTTGATACAATATTCAGCTACTTCACCTAATTTTACTGGATCTTCTTCCCTAAAGCGAGCAAACATCTCCTTTGGTGTCATGTCAATCTTTTGATCTCCCAAGTACAGTTTAGAAACTTCATTCAGTTTATATGAGTCTAGTTTGTAACCCTTCTTCACCTCATGAAAGAGATCAAAAATAAATCGACCAGACATGGGGAGTAGTTTTAGAAAGTTATCACCCAACGCACTTGAACTCAACTTCTTCATCACAAGTTCGCTCGGTGTATCCTTAAACTTACCCATGTTGAAGAATTCTGGATCACAACCAGTATATTGAGCACGTTTATAAATGTATTGAAGATCGAAACCAAAAATATTCCAACCAGTAATAATGTCAATATCATTTACATGTAAATATTTTTGAAAGGCTTCGAGCATTCCCCTCTCAGTATCAAAACTTACAACGTCAGGACCTTCGGTTTTCTTGTAACAGAGACATGTTTTTTTATATGGTTGATCACTACCAAACTTACACAAAGATACAGCAATCTGAAAACATGCATCACCAGGAATATCAGCATCAGGGAACTTCCCAGTAGAACTATTACATTCAATATCTACAGATGCTACCACAAATGGTGCTATGTCATCACGATTTACCGGTTTAAGGGTCGTCCAATCGTTACACCATAGATCAATATCAACATGTGCGAGATACGAGCGAACACAGTCATCTCCGGTATCAAGCCAACCTGTTGATTGAATTCCTGTTCTATGCATCAATCTCAGGACAGGGTCTATATTTGATTCATATACATGGAATCGTCTATATTTATTATTATACGCAAACACCGAATTTACTTTTCGTCGGTCTAAAAGAGTTTTAAAATTTAATCGCATGTAAGCAAACTTTTCGTTATTTTGAAAACCCCATACATCCTTCTTCTCAACTATACTGTAACTGGTAACATGGTCAGGCTTAAGTTCATTGAGTTCATTGAAAAGGAGTCGGACATCTCTTTCAACTGTGCCTCTGGGTAACTTTACAAAAAAATAAGGTTCAAATGTAGTTGTAAGACAGACGGATTTACCATCTTCGGTCTTACCCAAAATACTGACCAAGTGTTCTTCATCAACATCCCTCGCTTCCCAAGTCAGAGCCTGAAAAACTACCATGTGTTTATAACTATCCGAATTTTTAATATCATTTATTAATAAATGTCTGCTGCTTTAATTGACCTCGTATCGGTAGGTGCCCAGGATGTCTACATCACTGGTAGCCCCCAGGTCAGCTTCTTTCGTCAGAACTATAAAAGGTACACTAACTTCGCTATGAAGCCAGAGAGGATGGATTATATCGGATCCTTTGGTGCTAACAACGAGGTGACCATCCCTATTCGTTCCAAGGGTGATCTCATGAGTTACATATGGATTGAGGCTGATGGTATAGCCGGTGTCGGAGATAATGTAACCGGTCTCTATTCTAATAACGCTTCCAGCCCCACTGAATTCTCTCTTTGGATTGGTGGTCAGAAGGTTTCCCAGCTTGATTCTCTTTACATTCAAGGCGTTCACAATACTCTCATGAGGGATTCTTGTGCCAAGGCAAGTTTCGCGGTTACCACTAATACTCGTAAGGGTAACCACTCTGGTAACTACTACATGATTCCTTTCTTCTTTGGTGAGGATTATACTAAATCACTTCCTTTAGTGGCTATGCAGTATCACGATGTAGAAATCAGGGTTAAGTGCCGTGACGGCTTTACTCCCAGCACCACTCCCAAGGTTTGGGGTAACTACATATACGTAGACACAGATGAGCGTAAATTCTTCACTGAGACCGAGCATGAAATTCTATTCACACAAACCCAATACCAGCTCGCTACTAAGACAGATACCGATATCGATTTGACTTATTTCAACCATCCTGTTAAGTCTATTCACCTTGTATCTGGTAAGGCGACTGATTCGGACTACACGAATGAGTACAAGTTCGATACCTCTACTTTATACATTAATGGTACTCCCCTCTTTGAAAACACAACTCACGTCTATCATCACGATGTAGTTGCTGAGATGCACTGTACCGATCTTCCCGATGATGCTATCGATAACGTTCCCACTTACACTTGGCCTTTCTGTTTGACTATGAGCAAGTCTCAACCAACTGGTGCACTTAACTTCAGTCGTATTGATACCGCTAAACTTTCTCTCACTAACCCCACAGGTGGTAACCAACTTCATCGCGTTTACGGTGTCAACTATAACATTCTCAGAGTGAAGAATGGTATGGCAGGCGTCGCATTTGGTAATTAATTCCAGTTATCAATTAATGACTTTGTTTTCTCATACATTCGTTTTCCATAAAACGTTTTATCTTTCATATCATCCCAAATCGTAAGTCGGTTCTCGAGGAAATTCTTGAACTTTTCCGGGTTACGATTAGACTTGTATCGAATCTTCTCACCATCTAGTACCTTTTTCATAACAGCTTTCTTCTTTTCCATGTACATGGAAAATCTCCCGTCAGGTGAGAGACGAGAAGTTGTCTCTTCATTTTTCTTCGCAGGTGCCATTTGTATTAGAGTTACCTAAACCTTTATGCCAGTTTGTTTTAGACGCACTAATCGCTCAACCTCGCGTTTCATAAATATAGTGAGTTCTACTAATTCGCCGGTTAATTTCACTTTACCAGCTTGACGAACCCATATAACGTGTTCTACTTTAGTCATATCCACACATGACATTTTCGTGTTTGGTGCTTGACTGTGATGAACCGCTAAAACCATAGCATCCTTTTTAATCTCTTTAGGTATCTCAGGTCCATCGTAACATGCAATAACATGTGCTCCAGAACATCCTGCAACATGGAACCACCAATGATGTGGAGCACTTGACAAAGTTAATTGATCATTTTCTTTCGCATTTTCACCAACTTTTATAAGCGTGCCATCATGAGATGTGTATTGAATCATATAATAATAAAAACTGTTTTCCTTATATAGAATGCACGTCGTCGTTCAGCCTAGCCCTTCTGTAACACATAAACTTAGAGTAACTTTACCTAATAAAAGATCGATAGATTTTGGTGAAAGGGGTGTACAGCATTACATTGACCACGGAAACCCACGACTTATGCGAGCACATCTCATTAGGAAAGGAGCAATCATTCCTAAGGAGCTGCGAATAGAGCGGGATTCGTATGAGATTCATAGAGAAATGATGAAAATTAACAAAAGCACTAAAGAAGATTGGGATGACTATTTTAGAGCTGAATATTGGGAACGTTGGTTACTTTGGACTTACCCGACTGTAAATCATGCAAAATTGTATATGACTATGAGGCATGGTATGCTTTTTATGCCAACCCCAGAAGATCTTTGGTTCTGTAAAGATTTTGATTTATAATCTTATATAAAATTAGAATGGATTGTGGTGTTAATACCATAGAAACGCAAGACGAAACAGGTGCTACCAGAGGTGTTGAAATTATACCAGAAGGATGTCATCCTGTCAGTGAAGATATATGCAAATCTGGATTCATGGCACCAGCTGACAATGTCTCCTTCCCTGAAAATTCTCTTCAACAGTGTTGTAAATGTAAAGTGGGTGAGAATTGCCCCCTTTGTGAAGACCCAGCAGCTTGCACTGATAGAGAGAAACAAGATTTCATTGCAAGTGAAAACTGCTTCGGAACTGCGAGTGGTAGCACAGATGATGATGATGATGATGATGATGATGAGGAAGAGGAAGAGGAGGAGGAAGAGGAAGAGGAAGAGGAGGAGGAAGAGGAGGAGGAGGAGGAGGAGGAAGAGTCCTCCGGTGAGATCAATATTTATTACATCATAGGAGCTATGTCATTTACTCTCATAGTTGTATTTATGATGATTTTACTTTCCCGTCAGAGATAATTTACTTCCCCGTAGATCCAAAACCCCTATCTGCCCGGAGTGTCTCTTCGAGAAGACCAATTTCCTTAATCATAGGCGTTTCGCAACGTTCAAGAATAAGTTGAGCAATACGATCACCCTTCTTGATTTCAAAGTTTTCCACACCATGATTGAATAGGACAACCTTGACTTCACCGGTATAATCGGGATCAATAACACCCGCACCAACGTTAATACAGTGCTTTACAGCTAAACCAGAACGAGGAGCTACACGACCATATACACCATCTGGTAGGGACAAAGCAATTCCAGTACCAACTAAAGCTCTCCCTGCTTGACACGGTACAGTCGCATCTTCGGAGCTATATAAATCATATCCCACAGCACCATCAGAACCACGAGTAGGCAAACGAGCATCAAACGAAAGCTTTTTAACGCCCAGAGGCATCTGTATTTTACTGGACTATATCCCTTAAGTGTATTTCGTTCCACCCCTGAGTCTTAGAACTAGGTGTAAGGTTGATTCCTTTTGAACATTGTAATCTGCGAGAGTGCGTCCATCTTCGAGTTGTTTGCCAGCAAAAATAAGTCGTTGTTGATCGGGTGGAATACCCTCCTTATCTTGAATCTTAGCTTTAATGTTATCGATCGTATCTGAAGATTCAACCTCTAGGGTTATAGTTTTTCCGGTGAGCGTCTTTATGAATATCTGCATACTATTATTATTCTAGATTATTTTCTTAAAGTTCTTTGAAAAAGTGAGCGCACATATTCCACAACTGAACACGTTTATAAATAATTGACATCCAAGGACGTGAATTCTAGACCATATCGTGTAATTATGGGATAAAAACCACACAAGAAAAGATAGAAATGTTTCGTAATATACACGAATAAACAGATTCGATACGAGATACAAATTATTCATAAAGTCACTTTTAGGTAAAAGTCTGCGTAAAATAAGAATCGTTGTATCAATCTCCACGAGTGACACGAGTGATGTTAAACGCGACTCTGTAGGATTTAAAAGGGGTCTGAGAAGATAAATGAGAGTCACGATATGGTGTAATATTATAAGTTTTCGATATGATTTTATTATTTTGGGTTGTAGATATATCCATATGAGATCATAAAGTATATGAAATGTAAGAGCATATGTTAAAAACATTGGATACACGACACATCCAAAAAATACTTCCGCTAGTGTCAATGTAGAATAAGGAACTAGAAAAGTAACTGTAACCACATCATGAATACGGGCAGCGTTCATGATATAGACGTGTTTCATTCTTTTAATAATGATGCACTCAAAGGGTTTCGAACCCCTGACCTCAAGCTTACTAAGCTTGCGCTCTACCCCTGAGCTATGAGTGCGGAATGCTGAGAGCGGGGTTCGAACCCGCGAGGTGAAAACACCAGACGTTCTTAAGACGCCCTCCTTAGACCACTCGGACATCTCAGCACATCTATTCTACGAGTTAAATCTTTAAGTGTTTAGATGGTGGTTCAAATGCTAGTGTTCCTTGAGTTCTTCTCTTTTCATTTCAACCCCTATACAATTGTGAATACCACATTTCTTCTTACAAAGATGACACGGTATTTTACTATAATTAGGATAAAGATTTTAAGCATTTTTCGTATAGTAATGTCCCTCACCCTCGCCGTCGCAAAACCCGTCACCGGAGAATACAGGCGTCTCAAGAAGACCCTCAAAAATTCAACCGCTGGATACGGTACAGCACTCGCTACGTCTTATTTTATCACACAAGGGGCAGACCAAGGTGTATCTGCAGTCCTAGGAGCTTTGGCGTCTTATGCGTATGTCTCTCTTCTCTCTGATAGAGTTGATAACCTCGAAACGGCAACATTTCAAAAGGAGTTTTTGGCACCGTTGAGTGCCGCCGCTTTTGAAGTGTCATGGAATAACGCCCCATTTGCATTTGATTTCGATTATGGAGCCACC